CGTCTCCAGTCCGCCCTGGCCCTTGCCAACTCGAATAAGCCCCGTGAACGTCAGGCACAGGTCCTTGCTAACGCCTGCATCAAGGAGAAGATCGAGGCCGACCCTGACCTTGCCAATGATAAGAAGATGCTCAAGAAGGTATCCCAGCAAGCTATAGTGGCCGCCCGCCAACAGGTGGGGGCTAAGCGCCACCCCATTACCATTAGCGATAAGGAATGGGAAGCCATTCAGGCAGGCGCTATTTCGGACAATGTGCTGTCCCAGATTTTGGATAGCGCTGACATCGATAACTTGCGGCAACGCGCAACGCCTAGAGCGAACAACGAGCTTAGCAATGGTAAGGTTGCATTGATTAAAGCTCGTGCTGCTTCTGGTTATACAAACGCACAGATTGCCGAAAGCCTCGGCATTTCTGCTTCTACTGTGAGTAAATACTTGAACACTTAAGGAGGTGAAGTCTTATGGTTCAGTACATGTTGACCACTTACGATAACCCCTACAATCCGTTCCAGGACTTCTCTAAGTGGTTCTTGTGGGACACGGAAAAAGGGTACAATTCGTGTGCATATCTTGCTCGTGTTGCAGCTGATTCTGATTCTTTTGATGAGAAAGAAGAAAACGCTGCTATTGAGCAGGCAATTGATGAAATCATTTCTGCTGACTTTATGAATGTTTATTGCAAACTTCGTTTTGATGGCGAGAAAACGGATTTTGTTGATGTTAAGAGAGAAAATGTAGTAAATCAAACAGCTTAACCGCACTATAGACATTGTTTAACCATAGGGAGGGGGTCGTGTTTTTAACACCCCCTCCCTACATCGCGGCCCTCCTTGATATTTCTCCGGGGGAAGAATTTGGGAAAACAGGCTTAAACCGGCTTGTGGACCCTTTTATATTTCCTCCGGCTTTTTGTAGTGGTATGTAGGTTTCTATGACTGTCTTAGAGTCAAAACCTCCTTTATTTCTCCTTTCTGGGGTTATCTACACCCCTACATACCACTACAAAAAGCCGGAGAATCTGACAAGAAAGGAGTCGGAAACAGTTGAGAAGAGCAAAGACTACCAATGAATCTGGCTCGAAAAGGACGATTAGACCGGCTCTTACACCTGAAGCACGTGAAAATCAATTGATTGAGCTGGCTATGGACCTGGTAGAGAAGCGAATCCTTGAGGGAACGGCCTCCAGCCAGGAGACTACCCACTTTTTAAAACTTGGCTCCCAGAAAGCACGGCTCGAGAAGGAAGCACTTGAGAAACAGATCGAGTTGATGGAAGCCAAGAAGAATAATCTTGCTGCTACAGCCCAGATGGGTGAGATGTACGAGGAAGCTATTAAGTCTATGAGACGGTATAGCGGCCAGGGAGAAGAAGATGCTTAGGACATACACAGAACTATGCAGATATTCTACCTTTGAGGAACGCTATGAGTACCTTAGGCTCGATGGTGAAGTCGGAGCGGACACATTTGGGTTTGACCGTTACCTGAACCAGATATTTTACCTGAGCGAAGAGTGGAAACAACTGCGATACCGTGTGATTGTACGGGATGGCGGATGTGATCTTGGAATGGAAGGGCATGAGATCAATGGATTTTGGAAGAATGGTAAATATGTTCGGCCTAAAATCCTGATCCACCACATGAACCCTATCTCCAAAGAGGATATCCTGAAGCGAAGCGAGTTGCTTTTGAATCCTGAGTATTTGATCACTACGATTACACGGACACACAATGCTATACATTATGGGGACGCGGATCTTTTACCGAAAGGCCCCGTTACGAGGGCACCGAATGATACCTGCCCCTGGAAACGAGGTTGAGTATGGAAAGTATCCTGAATACCATCAAGAAGAAGCTGGGAATCGCTGAGGACTATGACGTGTTTGATACTGACATCATTGTAGACATCAACTCCGTCTTTTCAATCCTGACCCAGCTGGGGGTAGGGCCAACGACTGGTTTCTCAATCAACGATGCTTCGGAGACTTGGGATATGTTTATCACTGATGACCCGAGGCTGAACGATGTGAAGACCTACATGTACATGAAAGTACGGCTGCTCTTTGATCCGCCTACCAGCAGCGCAGCTATTGCCTCGATGGAAAAGCTGATCTCTGAGTTTGAGTGGCGGTTGAACGTGGCAGCAGAGACCTGTGATTGCAGCTGACGAGGTTTTATGTGGAAGTATAATTATGTTTCCTGCGGAGAGGATTATCTCGCTCATCATGGCATTAAAGGGCAGAAGTGGCATGTCCGCCGAACTAAAGAAGAACTTTCGCATGACCGTGAGTCTATAGCTGCTCGAATCAACAACGTCCTGCGCAAAGGTTTTAAAACTTTTAACGGCATAGAGATAAAGAAATTGTCTGAGCATGCTTTGGATCGAACTCAGGACAAAACCCGTTTGGTTACAGTCAAAGAGATAATGGATGCCTTGTCAAAGCCATTAAATCGTGATACTATGTCATTAAAGCATGACTGTCAGGGTCGTAGTAGCTATCGTTTTATTGGAAAAGATTCTACAGTATCGGTTAATCCAGAAACTGGAGTTATAATTACATGCTGGCGAACAGGCCGGAAAGATCGGAAGAAATACGGAATCGAAGAGTAAGGAGGCGTTTATGATTTACATGGGTAAACTAACCCCCAAAGAAGTCCAATTCCTTAAAGAGATTGGAGTCAGTGGCGATTTGATGAATCTTACTCCTGAATCTGACGAGTGGCTTAAGATCGAAGAAAAAGTCGCCGATGAATTGGAGTATCGAGGCCTGAACGATGATTATTCATATAATGACATTGGCTCACTTTGTATGGATATTCTGAACAAAATTCCAATTGAACGATAAGTAGAAAAATCCCCACCTAAGAATTCGCATCGATTTTAGGTGGGGATTTTTTCGTTGTGAGGTGATATCTAAATGTGGAACTATGAATGTGTAAACTCTGGTGAAGACTATTTAGCCCACCATGGCATTCTTGGAATGAAATGGGGCGTCCGAAGATACCAGAATAGTAATGGCACTCTGACTGCCGCTGGCAAGAAGAGATACAGTGTGAGTGAGAGTGCCTATGGTGAAAACCCTTTGAATTATTCCAAAAGAAAGAACACTAAGATCTATGGCTCTGATCCATTGACTGGATCTTCCAAAAGTAAAAGAAATGTATCTGACATGACTGACGATGAACTTTTGCGGGATAATAAGCGACATGCTCTTGAATCCCAGTATAAAAAGAACCATCCTCAGCCAAAGAGTAAACTTCAGAAAGAAAAAGAGGCTGTTGATTCTGCTCAAAGAGCTACTCAGCAGATGCGAGATTTTAATCGGACTATTCGGAATAGTCGAAAGCAGAGCGGAAGAGATTTGTCCAAAATGTCCGATGACGATTTGCGAAAGGTTATCAATCGGAAAAATCTTGAACGGCAGTATCGTGATCTTGTATACGAACCTGATAAGATCGATAGAGGTCAGGCCAAGCTCGATGAGATTCTAAGTTATGGTGGCGCGGCCCTTGGTGTTGCATCCTCGGCTCTTTCTATCGCACTAGCTATTCGTGAGCTTAAGAAAAGTTAATCAAGCTTGCCGTAACCGAAGACTTTAATAGCTTTGTTAGCGATAACTCTTGTCCCTGCAAAATCAAAAGCGCCACCGACCACACCTCCAACGAGAGGAACAAGTTTAGTCAAGTTTACTATGCCTTTTGTTCCTGCTCTGGTTATAAACCGAAATCCTACTTTTTGGTTGATTTTTGTAAGTAATGAGCCAGGAATTTTCTTTACAAAGCTCAATGTTAGTTTATTGCCGAATTGTACTCCAGCATCTCTACATATTTTTGACATGGAGGTGCCAGTAAGGCATAGATAAACAAGAGTCCTGACACTATCGTCTAAGGGGTCAAAGCCATACATTACAGCAATTGTACCAATCATTCTTATTTGCATGTACCATACACTTACGAGGTTTGCAGGAAGTGCAACTGGGAGTGTTATTAGACCACCAAGGCTTGTAAGGAAACCGGAGGTCGTGCACATAGCAATCTGGTTATTGATCATTGTTTTTACTGCAATTTCGGTATTAGGATACCGATTGAGATACTCTGCGGCAAGATCAACACAGTTTTTGCTTCTAGCAAGTCCGTTTACGGCTTCATTATAGCATTTATCTAGGATCTCCATAACTTGATTCTGTGTAAGTTCTGGCATTTTCATGGCGGTACCTCCATTTACCTTAATTATACCAGAACTCGACAAAAATACAACTGAAGAAATCGATAAAGGAGAAATTATGGCACTCTCTAATACTGCCGTACCGAGATACTACGGCCAGTTTCGGGAGGCCGTAATCCGGGGTGAAATACCGATTAGCCGAGAAGTGGAGCTGGAGATGCACCGGATCGATGATCTGATTGCTAATCCGGGCATCTATTACGATGATAAAAAAGTTGAAGGCTGGATCTCTTTTTGCGAGAACGAGTTAGTCTTGACTGACGGTTCTGATTTGCATCTGCTGGATACCTTTAAGTTATGGGGTGAGCAGGTGTTTGGCTGGTACTACTTTATTGAGCGAAGTGTGTACGAGCCGAATGAGGACGGCCATGGCGGCCACTTTGTAAACAAGAGAATTAAGAAGCGACTGATTACCAAGCAGTACCTTATCGTTGGACGAGGTGCTGCTAAATCTTTGTATGCCTCTTGTATGCAAGCCTACTTCCTGACTGTGGATACTGCAACTACCTTACAGATTGCTACTGCACCGACTATGCGCCAGGCGGATGAAACACTTTCGCCGATCCGAACAGCTATCACCAGATCCAGAGGGCCTTTGTTCAAGTTTTTGACTGAAGGATCTTTACAGAACACAACTGGTTCCCGGATGAACCGAGTGAAGCTGACCCCGACCAAGAAGGGTATTGAAGATTTCCTGACTGGGTCCCTGTTGGAGATCCGGCCCATGGTTATCGATAAGTTGCAGGGCTTGCGCGTGAAGTGTGCTACGGTGGACGAGTGGCTTTCCGGTGACATTCGGGAAGATCCCATTGGCGCTATTGAGCAGTCGGCCAGTAAGGAGCAGGGTGGAGCCTATAACAACGACTATCTTATCATTGCTACGAGCTCTGAGGGTACTGTACGAAACGGCAGCGGTGACACAATCAAAATGGAGCTTATGAAGATCCTGAAAGGCGATTATGTCAACCCGCATGTTTCGATTTGGTGGTACAAGCTGGACTCTGTAGACGAGGTAGCTGACCCCAACACCTGGCTGAAAGCAAATCCGAACCTTGGCAAAACTGTTACCTACGAGACTTATCAGCTGGAAGTAGAACGCGCTGAACAGAACCCGGCGGTTCGCAATGATACCTTAGCAAAGAGATTCGGTTTACCCATGGAGGGTTATACCTACTACTTTACCTACGAGGAAACGCTGCCACATCGGCACAGGGAATACTGGAAGATGCCATGTGCTTTGGGTGCAGACCTTAGCCAGGGCGACGACTTCTGTGCGTTTACCTTCTTGTTCCCGCTTTCCAACGGGTGCTTTGGTGTTAAGACGAGGAACTACATAACCTCGTTGACATTGATGAAGCTCCCGGCGGCTATGCGGCAGCTGTATGACCGGTTTATGGCCGAAGGCAGCCTTGTGGTTATGGACGGCACGGTTTTGGATATGATGCAGGTTTATGACGATTTGGATGCTCACATTACCCAGTATGAATACGATGTTCGGGCTCTTGGCTTTGACCCATACAACGCAAAAGAGTTCGTGGCTCGATGGGAAAACGAGAATGGGCCTTTTGGCATCGAGAAGGTTATCCAGGGCGCCAAGACAGAATCCGTACCTTTGGGCGAGCTGAAGAAGTTGGCAGGGGAGAGAATGCTTCTGTTTGATGAGGAGCTTATGACTTTTGCCATGGGAAACTGCATTACGTTGGAAGATACCAACGGCAATCGAAAACTATTTAAGAAACGCTATGAGGAAAAGATCGATGCTGTAGCAGCCATGATGGATGCTTATGTGGCATACAAGATCAACCGCGAACAGTTTGATTGAGGTTAAACAATGGAAGAAAATTACTCTTTTGGCTCCAGGGTGAAACGCGCCTGGAATGCGTTCTTGATTCGAGATCCCCCGGTTTATCGCGGCGGTGAGGTTAGTTTTGGCTACCGACCTGACCGTGTACGGTTTACGAGAGGTAATGAGCGAACGATCGTGACCTCAGTTATAAACCGTATCGGCATTGACTGTGCTGCAATCAAAATGATTCATGCCCGGATGGATGAGGATGACCGTTTCCTGAAAGAAATTGACAGCGGGTTAAACAACTGCCTGAATGTGGAAGCGAACATTGACCAAACCGGCCGTGCCTTCATCCAAGATATGGTGATGAGCCTGATGGACGAGGGCTGCATCGCGATTGTGCCAGTGGATACTACTTCCAGCCCGCTTATGACCAATGGATATGACATTCAGAGCTTGCGAGTTGGCAAGGTGATCGAATGGTATCCCAATCGGGTACGAATTCGGCTTTACAATGACCAGACCGGGCAGCAGGAAGAAGTTACTCTGCCCAAAAGCATTGTTGGCATTGTGGAGAACCCGCTGTTTGCGGTAATGAATGAGCCTAACTCGACGATGCAGCGCTTGATCCGTAAGTTGGCCCTTTTGGATGTTGTGGACGAGCAGACAAGCTCCGGTAAGCTTGATCTGATTATCCAGCTGCCCTATGTCATCAAGACCGAGGCCCGAAGGAAACAGGCTGAAGAACGGCGAAAGCTTGTGGAAGATCAGCTGGCAGGGTCTAAATACGGCATTGCTTACACTGATGGCACCGAACGCATTACTCAGCTGAACCGAAGCCTTGATAATAACCTGATGAAGCAGATCGAGTATTTGCAGAATCTGCTTTGGAGCCAGTTGGGCATTACGCAGGCTGTTATGGATGGAACGGCTGATGATAAGACGATGCTGAACTATTACAATCGGACGATCGAACCGATCGTATCCGCTATTGTGTTGGAGATGCGGCGAAAGTTCCTGACTAAGACTGCCAGGAGCCAACATCAGTCAATTGTGTTCTTTAACGATCCGTTTAAGCTGGTGCCAGTGGCCCAGTTGGCTGATGTGGCCGATAAGTTCCGCCGCAATGAGATCCTGAGTTCGAACGAACTGCGACAGATTGTAGGTTATCGCCCGAATGAGGACCCGGAATCGGATAAACTGACCAACCCCAACATCAGTCAGAGCAAGGAACAGCTTACCGATAATAAACCGATCATTCCTAAGGAGGAGAATCAAAATGGCTAAGCGTAATTACGATTGCCGTGGCTGGGCTACCAAGTTTGGCGTGCTTTGTGGCGACGGTAGAACGATTATGCCAGGTGCATTCCGAGAGCAGGACGGCCAGGAAGTGCCACTTGTATGGAACCACCAGCATAACGATGCCAAGAATGTTCTGGGCCATGCCCTTTTGAAGGCAGAGCCCGAGGGTATGAGGGCTTATGTGACTTTTAACGATACTGACCAAGGACGTAATGCGAAGGCTCTTGTGAAGAACCGTGACATTACGTCCTTTTCCATTTGGGCGAATGGGCTGCAGTACGCCGGCGATAAAAGCAGAGGCAATGTGGCCCATGGCATTATCCGAGAATTGAGCCTGGTGCTGGCCGGTGATAACCCAGAGGCCCATATCGACGAAGTGCTTGCCCATGGCGAGGCCAGTATTGATGAGGGCGTTATCTATAACAATGCCGGTGATATGGAATACGACTCCGGAGAGTTCGATGACACCCTTGAACATTCCGACGATAAAAAGGAGGAGCCTGAGATGGCCGAAGAAACTAAGAAACCCGAATCTGAACAGAATGGTAAGACTGTTCAGGAAGTAATTGACAGCATGACCGAGGAACAGAAAAAGGTTCTGTATGCTATGGTCGGTCTGGCTGCAGATAAGGAATCCGGCGATGGTGCCAAAGAAGAACCCGCTAATGAGGAGGATAAAATCATGAAGCATAACGTTTTTGACAAAGATACCGAGCGTACCGAGGATGTTCTGTCCCACGACGCTATGACCACCATCATCAATGATGCCAAGAAGGGCCGCCTGACTCTGAAAGAGGCTACTGAGGATTATCTGGAGCATTCCGAGGGTGACTATGGCATCAAGCAGATCGACCAGCTGTTCCCGAACTACAAGGAGCTGAATACTCCCCCGAAGTTCATCGATCGTGACCAGAGCTGGGTCAGTGTTGTGATGAACGGTGTTAAGCACGTTCCTTTCAGCCGTGTTAAGACCAGCTTTGCTGATATTACCGCTGATGAAGCCCGTGCCAAAGGTTACACCAAGGGCAAAAAGAAGATCGAGGAAGTCTTTACCCTGCTGAAGCGTACCACTGACCCCCAGACTGTTTATAAAAAGCAGAAGTTCGACCGTGATGATATTCTTGACATCACAGATTTCGATGTTGTTGCTTGGGTCAAGGGCGAGATGCGCGGTAAGCTGAACGAGGAACTTGCCCGTGCTTTCCTGATTGGCGATGGCCGCTCCAGCGCTGCTGATGACAAGATTCAGGAAACTCATATTCGCCCGATTTGGACGGATGATGATCTGTTCACTGTGAAGCGTGAAATTACCGTCGGCGCTACCGAGGGCGAGACCGCCAGCAACCTGATCGATGATACCATCCGCGCCCGTAAGGAGTATAAGGGTTCCGGCAACCCGACCCTGTTTACCAGTGAGGACGTGCTGGCCGAGATGCTGCTGCTGAAGGACAAGAATGGAGTTCGTCTCTACAAGAGTGTTGATGAGCTGGCCACCGCTATGCGTGTTGCTAAGATTGTTACCATTCCTCAGTTCGAGAACCTGACCCGTGAGACTTCTGCCGATTCCAAGAAGGATACGTACACTCTGAAGGCCATCATGGTCAACCTGGTTGACTATACTGTTGGCGCTGACAAGGGCGGTGCCGTGTCCATGTTTGATGACTTTGACATCGACTACAACCAGGAGAAGTATCTGATTGAGACCCGCTGCTCCGGTGCCCTGACCGTGCCCAAGTCGGCTATCGTCTTTGAGACTAAGGCGACCAGCGGTATTGGCGGCTGATCATAAGTTAGGTATAACTAATTGCAAAGAGGGATTCTCATGGCTAAATTTTACGGAAACATCGGATACTGTAAGCTGACTGAGACCGCGCCAGGTGTACATACCGAGGAGATTACAGTTCGGCCTTATTATGGCGATTTTATCCGGAATACACGGAGACTCCAGGGGACGGAGCACATGAACGACGATCTCATCATCAGCAGTCAGCTGAGCATTGTATCTGACCCGTATGCCAGTGAGAATTACTTTGCAATGCGGTATGCTGAATTCAATGGGGCAAAGTGGAAGATCACCGAGGTCGAGGTACAGTATCCACGACTGATCCTGACGTTGGGAGGTCTTTACAATGGGAACGAGACTTGAGCTCCACCATGATTTGTGTGAGGTTTTGGGCTGCCCGGAAACCGGAAAGGATTGCAGGGTGTATTTTCAGCCTACGGTGAATACCCAGCTAAAGTATCCATGCATCCTTTACGAGTTGAGTACAGCCGATACCAAATTTGCGGACAATGCCCCGTACCGATGGACAAAACGCTATCAGGTCACTGTGATTGATAAGAACCCGGATACGAAAATTCCGGAACTCATCGCACAGTGGCCGCTTTGTTTGTTTGACCGTTTTTACACGGCTGACAACCTAAACCATTATGTATTAAACCTTTATTACTAAAGGAGGACAATCAAAATGGCAGCTATTACCTGGGATGATACTGGCAAGCGCTTTTACGAAACTGGCGTTGACCATGGTGTCCTGTACCCGTATAACACTACCTCTGGCAAATACACCCCTGGCGTGGCCTGGAATGGCCTGACCTCGGTCTCCGAGAGCCCCTCCGGCGCAGACGAGACCGCCCTGTACGCCGACAACATCAAGTATGGTTCCATGCGTGCGGCTGAGGACCATGGTGGCACCATCGAGGCTTACACCTATCCCGATGAGTGGAACGAGTGTGACGGCCGTGTGCAGATCGCCAAGGGCGCTTATGCCAGCCAGCAGAGTCGCAAGATGTTTGGCCTGTCTTACCGCACCAAGATCGGCAACGATGTCAGTGATGAGGCTGGCTATAAGTTGCATCTGGTGTATGGCGCCACGGCTTCCCCCGCGGAGATGAGCCATGAGACCATCAATGACAGCCCTGACGCTGCGACTATGAGCTGGGATTACACCACCAACCCGGTTGCCGTTGCCGGCCATAAGCCGACTGCACACATCGTGATCGACAGCCGCACCGCGGACAAGAGCAAACTGGCTCAGTTGGAGGCCAAGCTGTACGGCGGCGACACCGACCAGCCTGAACTGCCGCTGCCTGCCGAGGTTCTGACTCTGCTGGGCGAAGCCAGCGCATAATTATGATCTTTGAAAGGAGAAAATGACCATGCTTAAGAAAACCATTACCTATACCGATTACGACGGCCTGGAGCGTACCGAAGAGTTCCGTTTTAATCTGACCAAGGCTGAACTTGTCGATATGGAACTTACGACCGCTGGTACCTTCAGCGAGACGATGAAACGCATTATCGCAGAAAAGGACATCATTCGTATTGCCAAACTGTTCAAGGAGCTGCTCCTGAAGAGCTATGGCGTGAAAAGCGATGATGGCAAGCGTTTTGTCAAGAGCCAGGAACTGAGTGAGGCTTTTAGCCAGACTGAAGCCTACAGCGATCTTTACATTGAACTTTTGAGCAATCCCGAAGAGGCTGCCAAGTTCTTTGCTGAGGTTGCGCCGAAGATGGAAGAAGTTAGTGCAGTTCCGGCAGGCAATGTAACGGTTTTGCCTAAAGCATAAGGCATAAGGAGAGATAAGGAATGCTTGAGATTACGGTAGCCCCGAGAGAGTATTACGACGAGGCGAATAACCAGTTTATTACGGTACCGGAGCAGAAACTTGTGCTTGAGCATTCCCTTATCTCCCTTTCTAAGTGGGAATCAAAATGGCACAAAGTTTTTTTAAGTGACGAGGCTCATACTAAAGAGCAGCAGATCGATTATATCCGCTGTATGACGGTGAACAAGGCTGTAAACCCTATGGCTTATTACGGGATCACCAATAAACAGCTGGCGGAGATCGATGCATATATCGAGGACCCGATGACAGCCACCTGGTTTGCGGATGAGAAGCGAACGGGGAAGAAAAAAGTTATTACTAACGAAGTGATCTATTCCTGGATGGTGGATTTGGGAATCCCGGTTGAGTTTGAGCGCTGGCATTTGAACCGGCTGATTACTTTGGTACGGGTTTTAAATAATAGCCATGAACCGAAGAAAAAGATGAGCAAAAAAGCTACCTTTGATAGATATGCAGAGCTAAATGCTAAGCGCCGGGCAAAGACCGGTACCAAAGGATGATTCCCTTTTAGAAGGAGAGATAAGAATGAGACTTGCAGGCGGTATTACCAACGGGCGAGTACGAGTCCGTTACAATTATGCAAGATATGGTTATACCCGTGGCGGAGGAAAGACCTGGCACGGTGGCATTGACCTGGAACTTTTGGATGATAAGGAATATTTTGCCCCTTATTACAAAGACGGTACGAAAGTGAAGTTTAAAGTTACGAGAGCCAGAATTGTGACTTACAAATCCAATAGGACCTGGGAGTGGGGGTACTATATTTGCCTGGAAGTGCAGAACCCGCCAAAGGGCAGCCGGACGAGGTATATTTACCTGTGCCATAATGCAAAGCTGCTTGCTAAGGCCGGGGATATTGTAGAATCTGGTGACTTAATTGCCGTTATGGGTAATACCGGCAACGCGGCATTGGCTGACCCGCCGTATGAACATGTGCACTTTGAGTGCCGCGAAACTGCACTGGGAACAGGCACTGATCCGACAGAATATTGCGGTTGCCCGAATGCAGTGGGCATTTATGGAGAGGAGAGCAAAATCATGGGTGATGAGATCATGATTGATGTGTCGAAGTACCAAAAAGCCATCGATTGGACGAAGGTCCCGTATAAGACATTTATCCGAATTGGTTACCGTGGATACGGTGATGCCGGTACCTTGGTAACGGATGAATACTTTGAGAAGAATATTGCAGGAGCCCTGGCTAATAACAAGCTGGCAGGGTTCTATTTCTTTAGCCAGGCGTTGAATGCTGCAGAAGGCAAGGCTGAGGCTGAGTATGCTGTGAAAGTGCTGAATGGCCGAGGCAAGGGGCTGCCTATCTTCTTCGATGCCGAATATTCGAGCGAGAAGAATCACAATGGCCGTGCTGACCATATCGCTAAGTCGACAAGAACTGCGGCGGCTGCGGCTTTCTGTGAGAGGGTTCGTGAGCTTGGATATCTGCCTGGGATTTATACTTTTACGAACTTCGCCTATTCGAACATTGACTACACAAGTCTTGTGAACGGCAACAGATACATTGGATGGCTGGCCGATACGCGATCTAACTACGATACGATGCTGCCGCGCCACCTGCACCAGTATGCGCAGGGCACAGTGGCCGGTATTACGAGCGGCGTTGTAGACCTTGACCGAGTTATTAAAGCCTGGTCCACAGACGTTACTCCTTCGGAACCTGCCAAGCCTGCTGCTAAAACAATGCAGAAGATCACGATTGGACCCGTAAGCAACGGTGATGCCATGAAATTTTACAATTTGGCAAAAGAGCTGAAGCTGACAGACATGGGGCTGTATAAGGCTGAGTACGTGTAAGGAGAATCAAAATGGCCATTGTTTTTAAGCATAAGGGTGACTTTAAAAAGACAAAGCGTTTTTTAAAGCGCATGTCCGAAGAGGAATACCTGAAATGCCTGGATAAGTATGGCCGGAAAGGGGTAGAGGCACTGGCCCTGGCTACCCCGAGAGACAGCGGCAAAACTGCTGAAAGTTGGGACTACCGGATCAACCGTGATAAAGACGGTGTAAAGATCACCTGGACCAACAGTAATGTGAATAAAGGCGTGAATATTGCAATCATCCTGCAATACGGTCACGGAACAAGGAATGGCGGATATGTTCAGGGTAGGGATTACATCAACCCGGCTATCCGCCCTATTTTTGACCAAATGGCAGCTGAGGTTTGGGGAGAGGTGACAAAGGAATGAGTTCGTCTATTGACCAGCGCATTGTTGAGATGCAGTTTGACAATGCACAGTTTGAGAAAGGTATCTCTACAAGCCTTAAAAGTATCGACAATTTGGAAAAAGGGCTGAAGCTGGATGGAGCCAGTAAAGGCCTTGAAAGTGTATCAAAAGCGGCTAATTCAATGGATTTCAGCGGACTTCAGGGTGGTATTTACGCTGTTCAACAGAAGTTCAGTGCTCTGGAAGTAATTGGCATTACTGCTTTACAGCGAATTACGAATGCCGCTATTTCCACCGGTGAATCCCTTGTGAAGTCGTTGTCCATTGACCAGATTTCGGCAGGATTTGAGAAATTTGGCAGTAAGACGTCATCTGTGGCAACTCTGGTTGCACAGGGCAATGAACTTGAGCGTGTGAATGAGCAGCTTGATCGACTTAACTGGTTTACAGATGAAACCTCCTATAGCTTCACCGATATGGTGGCAAACATTGCGAAGTTTACGGCATCGGGTAAGGGACTGGAAGAATCTGTAACGGCTATGGAGGGCATTGCCAACTGGGCTGCTCTTTCCGGCCAGAATGCAACTACTGCCAGCCGCGCAATGTACCAGCTTTCTCAGGCAATGGGCGCTGGTATCATGCGAAAAGAGGACTATAAGTCGATTCAAAATGCCAGTATGGATACCGACGAGTTCCGACAGAAATGCCTTGATGCTGGTGTTGCTCTTGGTAAGCTAAAGAAAAATGCCGACGATACCTATACATCTCTTGTAAATAATAAAGGTTCTTTTACAAAATCCCAATTCGCAGAGCACTTGACAGACGACGCATGGTTTACTTCGGACGTTATGATGTCTGTATTTCAGACTTATTCAAGTGCCGTTGACCAAATTTACGATTATGCTGACGAGAAAGGCATTACTGCATCTCAGGCAATTTCTGAACTTGGTGATACAGTTGATTCCTTTGGCTTGAAAGCATTTAAAGCCGCTCAGGAAGCACGGACCTGGGGCGATGCAGTTGATTCTGTAAAAGATGCTGTATCTACCGGTTGGATGAATACCTTTGAGTTAATCTTTGGCAACCAGGAAGAGGCCACTCAGCTTTGGACTGATTTGGCAAATGCCATGTATGAAGTGTTTGCTGGCGGTGCTGAAGCTCGGAACGAGATGCTTAAAGAGTGGAAAGAGTCTGGAGGTCGAGATGATCTTATTCAGTCTTTCTGGAATATTTGGGATGCTGTATCTAAAGTGAGTTCGTCTATCAAAGAAGCTTTTGGCGAGATTTTTGCGCCAATGACATCCGGAAAGTTGCTCTCGATGACCGAGAACCTAAAGAATTTTACAGAATCTTTAATCATGAGTGATGACACTGCCAACAAATTGAAGCGGACTTTTAAAGGTGTGTTTGCTGTTTTCGACATTTTTAAGAAAGTTCTTGGAACTGTCGGTGATGCCATTGCTAAACTTTTAGGTTCCGACGGACTGAAAGATTTTGGAAATACGCTTTTGGATTCGGCTGCATCTCTTGGCGATTTCCTAGTCTCGTTAAATGAGAGCTTTTCGACAGATGGAATTACTGGTATGTTCGATAAAATCGTTACCGGGATTTCTGATCTGTTCTCTGGTGTACTTAATAGTGCCGGAGGGTTTAGCGGAGCATTCGGTACAATTGGCTCGAGCATTTCTTCGGTTCTCGGTTTTATCTGGAATTCCTTTAAGACTGTATTTTCTTGGCTGAAAGAGAATATTTCGCTAAAGGGTATCCTTGGTACCGTTGCAGCCGCATTTAGTGCTTTGACAGGTAAGGAGCTCTTTGATGCAGCCAGCGGAATCTCTGGTTTTATCGAAAAATTGACTGGAGCTGGCAAAAAATCCGGATCTCTGAAAGCTAAAATTTCTGAGCTCTTTGAAAGCCTTCACGATAGCTTACAGGCATTGACAACAAGCATTAAAGTGACGTCGCTTGTTGGTATTGCCGGGGCAATTGGAGTTCTTACTGCTTCACTGAATACGCTCTCACAACTTGATGTGGGGTCAGCACTAAAGGGTATTAGTGCCATGGCCGCCATGTTCAAAATGTTGACGAAAAGCCTTGACAGTATTACAAAGACTCTTTCAAAAAATGGGTCTAAGGGTTTAATGAAGGCCTCTTTCAGCCTCATCCTGATTGCTGAATCTATGAAAGTCCTGGCATTGGCTATGGCCAAATTTGGCAGTCTTTCCCTTGCCGAACTCGCTAAAGGACTTATTGGTGTTGGCGGTGGTCTGGCGATTTTCTGTGTTGGACTCAAAGCACTTAACGGAGTGAAAATTTCGCTTACCACAAGCATTAGTCTTTTAGCAGTTGCAGAGAGCTGCAAAATCCTTGGAGATGCCATGGGTGAATTTTCTGGGCTCTCCTGGGAAGAAATTGGTCGTTCTCTTGTTGCTATGGGCGGTGCTCTTGGTGAATTGGTTGTTGTACTTGGGATTCTTAATAAAGTGAGCGGCCTTGGTTCTTTGGCTGGCAGCGTATCAACACTGATTATTGTTCAGTCTTTGTCCGGGCTTGCTGACGGTCTTAGCAAATTTGGTGGACTTAGCTGGGATGAAATCGGATATGGTCTTGCCGGAATGGGTGGGGCTTTGGCCGAAGTCTCTGCTGCTTTGGTAGCCGTTTCTAAATTGGCAGGATTTAGTTCATTGTTTGCGGCTGGTTCAATCACTATCGTAATCAGTGGACTTGATGAACTTGCCGATGCCCTTACAAAATTTGGGTTTATGTCTTGGGAAGCTATTGTTCACGGCCTCATTGCTATGGGTGGTGCACTTGCCGAAGTGGCAGGATTTACAGGCGCTCTTGGTAAGATTGCTGGATTCAGTGGTTTGCTTGGAGCGGGATCTATTCGGCTTACAATTACTGGACTTAGTTATTTGGCAGATGCTCTTGAACAAATCGGAGGCCTTAGCTGGGATGAAATCAAACGAGGCCTGGCTGGAATGGGCGGTGCACTTGCTGAAGTGGCTGCTGTTACCGGCATCCATGGCTTGGTTTCTGGTTTGACTGGATTTTTAGGAAGTGGATCATTGCTTCTGGCAATTCAGGGGCTCAATGATTTGGCTGAAGCATTTAAAACATTTTCCACGATGTCTTGGGAAGATGTAAACAATGCTCTCACTGCAATGCTTGGCGCTATGGGCGCTACTGCTCTTGGCGGCCTGGCAAATACTTTCTCTGGACTTGGAGCCGCTTCGATTAAAGCTGTTGCCGATGGGCTTGGCCCTTTAGCTGAAGCAGTTAAGCAGTGGCAGGGAGTAAGTGTCGATGACAATCTCCCCGGTCAGTTATCTTCTCTCGCGACTGGCGTTAGCTCTTTCTGGGCCGCTGGTTGGGGTGCAGATGCTATCAATACTGTGTCTTCTGGGCTTGGAACATTGGCTGAATCTGTAAATGCGTGGCAAAACGTAGAAGTTCCGGACAACATTGCTGATAACATGCTCGACCTTGCGAATGCAATCAGCACATTCACGTTTTCTGGTTTTGGGTCCTCTGCGATTTCTACAGTAGCAGCACCTCTCGGCGAATTGGCCGCATCTGTGAATGCATGGAACGGCGTTACCATCAAGGATGATTTAGGAACACAACTTTCCAATTTGGCAACCGGAGTTAGCTCTTTCTGGGCTGCTGGTTGGGGTGCAGATGCTATCAATACTGTATCCTCTGGGCTTGGAACATTGGCCGAATCTGTTGGAAAATGGGAGTCTGTTTCCATTGACGATATGTTGGGAACGAAGCTGACGAGTCTTGCTACTGGTGTTGAAGCCTTTTCGTTTGTATTTCTTGCCGGATGGTCTATTGATCAGCTGGTTACGCCATTGTCTTCTTTAGCCGATTCTGTTTCAAAATGGAAAGGTGTATCTATTCCAGCAAAGATCGGAGAAAAACTAAAGGATCTTGCTTCAGGTATAAACGACTTTAGTTTATCGTTTCTTGCGGGTTGGTCTCTTGGAACTGTAACTGGCCCCCTGGGCGAGTTAGCGGACTCAATTAACAAATGGAACGCCGTTACAATCCCTGATGATATTTCAACGAAACTTTCTAATCTTGCCGATGGACTTATGAAGTTCAGTGGCGTCGGAAATATTTCTCTTGCGGTATCGTCCATTGGGACTATTTCTGAGGAAGCAGTTAAATTGTCAGACGTTGATTTTTCTTCTATTTCAAGCGGACTTAACTCATTGACTGACGCCCTTACTACTCTCGGAAGTATTGACCTGTCTGCAGCAACCAACATGGGTGATATTACAACCGCTGTGTCCTCAATGATGCAGACGCTCTCAACTGCAATCCAGAACAGTGCCCCTACGATTAGTGAGTCTTTTGGCAGTGTGCTGACAACGGTTATCAATAATTCGGCAACTTATCAGAATCTATTTTATACGAACGGTCAGGCCCTTATGACAAAAATATTCGAGGGCTTTGACTCTGGAAGTGGGGCTTTAAGCGTCTCGGTTGCCAATACCCTTACGGCAGGTGCTTCGGCGATCTATGATCAGTATCAAAACTGGTACACCGCTGGTTCGTTCCTTGATATTGGTCTTGCCGCTGGTATTAGAGCTGGTGAATCAAATGTGATTACCGCGGCCACTGATGTTGCTACCAAAGCTCTCAAGGCTGCCAAAGACTCTTTACAAATCAACTCGCCGTCCAAGGTCACTTATGGCTTTGGGCGGTTCTTTGATTTGGGGCTTTCTAACGGTATCTATGACTATGCTGACAGGGTTCAGAAGGCTACCAAGGAGATCTCGAACCAGGCACTCTCTACTGCTCAGATCATTGCAGAAAACATTGCTGCTACGATAGATGAGGATTTCGAGTACGAGCCTACCATCCGGCCTGTTTTGGATATGGATGAGGTGGATAGTGGCCTTAATGCGTTTGATCGGAGTTTTGCTAACCGCAGCATGAACCTTGCAGGGAGCATCAACCGTGTACGGAAGGCAGCCCCTGTGGATAAGTATGCTGAGAACGTGAATCCGAGCCAGAATCAAAATGGCGGGTCCAATACATACAACTTTAACCAGTATAACTACAGCCCGAAGGCGTTGAGCCGGATCGATTTGTACCGCCAGACGAACAACCAGTTTGCCATGATGAAGGAAAGAGGAAAAACATGATTAAATCCGTGAAGGTTACGAACTACATGGGCGAATCACTGACCATTCCTCTTATCTGGAATGGTGGGCCCTTTGAGATTGAGAAAATCGAAGGGCTTGGTCCGCCCAAAGCCACTGTCAATACGACCGAGATCGCCACGAATGACGGCTCGAAGTTTAATTCAGCCAGGGCGACCGAGCGCAATGTGGTTGTGTACCTGATTTTGCATGGAGCACCTACGATTGAAGATTCCCGGCAGCTGAGTTACAAGTATTTCCCTGTAAAGAAACCTTTGCAGCTTGAGATCGAGACCGATAACCGGCACTGCGTTGTGGAAGGATACCCAGAAAGCAATGAACCGAACATCTTTAGCGATAGTGAAGACACACAGGTCAGCATCGTTTGTCCGAATCCGTATTGGAAGTCGGCAGGCGGTGATGGGATCCGGGAAGTTATCTTTCATGGCGTGGCGCCTAATTTCGAGTTTCCTTTCTCTAACGAATCACTAATTGAGGATAAGATCGAGTTTGGTCTTATCGATCGGCGCAAAGAAAATGTTGTTTACTATGACGGTGATGCGGAGCAGGGAATTACTATCATCATTGAAGCAATCGGCACAGTGAAGAACCTTACAATTTACAACATAAGGACAAGAGAGAAAATGGCTATCAGCCACGATGAGCTTGTGAGCTTTACTGGTTCCGGCATTGTGAATGGCGATACAATTACGATTTCGACTGTGAAGGGCCACAAATCGATCGAGCTTTTGCGTGATGGTGTTACGACTAACATCTTGAACTGCATTGGCAAAGATGATGACTGGTTTATGCTGTCGAAAGGCGACAACATTTTCGGCTATACTGCTGATGAGGGCAGCGACTACTTGGATTTCAAAATAAACTATTCTTCTTTGTATGAGGGTATTTAAATGGAAGCACTGATTATGGACAAGGACTTTAAGTCGGTAGCTATAATTGACGACTATGAGTCTTTTATCTGGACTGACCGTTACACCGGCTACGGAGACTTTGAGCTTTATGCCCCTGTCAGTGCAGCATTTTTCAACTTTACCAAAGACGGGTATTATATTTGGAGCGCCGAATCTGAGCATCTTATGATTATCGAGAAGAACGATATTGAGAGCGATGCGGAGGATGGCAGCCACGTTACTGTGACGGGGAGGAGCCTTGAGTCTATTTTAGACCGGCGTATTATCTGGACCCAGACTACCCTTAGTGGCAGCTTACAGGACGGGATCAGGAAACTTCTTACAGAAAATGTCATCCAGCCGAGTGATGAGAAGCGGAGGATCCCGAATTTTGTTTTTAAGGAAAGCACTGACGAAGCAATTACGAAGCTGACAGTAGATGCCCAGTATACAGGCGATAATCTCTACGATGCTATTAAATCTCTTTGCGAAACGAATGAACTCGGATTTAAGGTTATCTTAAACAGTGATCTTAAGTTCGAGTTTTCTTTGTATTTTGGAAAGGACCGCTCTTACAATCAAAAGAAGCTGCCGTATGTAATCTTTAGCCCAAACTTTGAAAATCTGGTCAACTCGAACTACTACGAAAGTTCTGCGGAGCTTAAGAATGTAGCGTTGGTTGGCGGGGAAGGAGAAGGCTCAGACCGGAAATTCAAGAGTATATACGGTAACGGTGTTGAGGAGTTTCCCAGTGGGATGGACAGGCGAGAGTTGTTTGTTGATGCCCGGGATTTGAGCACCAAGACGAGCGATAAGACTCTATCTGCCACCGAATACAATGCCCAGCTTGAACAGCGAGGCTACGATAAACTTGGGGAGAACACCCAGGCTACCGGGTTTGAGGGTGACATTGAGAACACTGAGATGTTCAGCTATGGAAAGGATTTCTTCGTCGGAGATATTGTACAGATTCAAAATGAGTACAAAATCAAGGCTACTACAAGAGTGGTTGAGGTTGTTATCTCGGATAGTTCCACGGGCACTACGATCGTGCCGACATTCTCGACCCCGACACTGACAAAAACTTAAAGGAGGCTGTACAATATGGCTTTTAGTTATGGCTTTTACAATAGCCTGAATGGAGATCGAAAGTACGACTCCGAAGATTTGAGCCGGATGTTTGATGGCATTATCTATGATGGTGTTATTGGCACAGTTGGCGATACGTTTGCTGTAAAAGCCGGAACTGGGAATACTGTAAACGTATCGAGTGGGCGTGCTTGGTTCAATCATACTTGGACCTACAATGATGCACCGATGCCTATTAGCTGCGGCTCTGCGGCTGTGCTTTTGGATCGCTATGATGCCATTGTGCTGGAAGTGAACGCTGCTTCTGATGTGCGTAAAAACAGTATTAAAGTTGTGACCGGAACCGAAGCATCAAACCCGGCGAAGCCCACGATGGAAAACACTGAGTTTGTGCACCAGTATCCGCTGGCTTATATTTTGCGCAAGGCCGGAGAGAGTGCTATTAGTCAGGGCAATATCGAGAACATGGTAGGTACCTCGGAATGTCCGTTATGCACCGGAGTGCTTAAGACCATGACTATGGACCAGATCCTGGCACAATGGGATGCACAGTTTAATACGTGGTTTGAATCCGCTAAAGGTACACTTTCCGGTGATGTGGCTGGAAATTTGATGGCTAAGATTGAAGCTGTTGAGGATAAGCTTGACCAAGATACATTGCTTCACATTACGACGGCCACCAACGCAGGAGCACACAACGCCATCTACCGGGGCAAGTATCTGGGCGCGAGCGCTACGGCAACACAATATGCAGTGATTGCTGAGGGCACGTTCGATGATTTATACATCGGAGACTATTGGACTATCGGCGGTGTCAACTACCGTATTGCGGCGTTTGATTACTACCTGAACTGCGGCGACACGGCTTGCACTACTCATCATGTCGTTATCGTGCCGGACACTTGCCTGTACACCGCACAGATGCACAATACCAGTTCTGGCGGTTACGAAGGTGGTGCGGCAAATACTACAGCTGGCGGATATGTCGGCTCGGATATGTACAAGAGCAATCTCGAACAGGCTAAGACCATTATCAAGAGTGCGTTCAACGGTCATGTTCTCAATCATCGAATCTTTCTTACAAATGCTGTTGCGAATGGTCGTGCTTCCGATGTCGTATGGTGCGATTCCGAAGTAGACCTTATGTGCGAGCAGATGGTCTACGGCAGTGGTATTTTTTCCCCTGTTTCTGATGGTAGCAATGTCCCGACTAACTTCCGTGTAGAGAAATCCCAGTTGCCGTTATTCCAGCACGAACAGAGCAGAATTTTTAATCATGAGATATGGTGGTTGAGAGACGTTATTTCCTCTTCCAATTTCGCCCTTATCGGCACCGGCGGTAATGGGGACCAATACGGCGCTTCCGATTCTCGTGGCGTTCGCCCTGCTTTTTGTATATTTTAAATCTGCGCCCCACAAGGAGGTTTATTAACAAGTGAGCAAGCAACAGAAGTGATATGGATACACTATACACAATTAACGGAGGTAACGAGATGTACACTATCACCCTTGCCAATGGCAAAAAGCTGACCGGGCTGGATATGAACGGCACGAACTATGTCAGCAAAGAAAAGGTGGATGAGACTATCTTCAGGGATAATCTATCTACTATGAAGGTATCCGATGGAGAAACCGAGACTACCTACACCGATATGGTCTTCGTTCAGCAGATGGAATGGGCTGACGGTACTTTTTACCTCGCGTTCCGTGAGAAGACCAATGAAGAGAAGCTGGTAGCTGCCATATCTGCCAATGCCAGCAGTGTGACCGATGTGCAGGTCGCGCTTGCGGAAGTCTACGAAATGATTTTGGGGGTAACTAAACATGGCTAAAATTTATGCTGCACTGATTCGCAAGGGTCTCAAGGCCATTGATGATGTACCCGAACAGATCCGAGAGAAAGTTAAAAAGCTGTTGGAGGAATAATCATGCTGTGGCGATAGGTGAGTGATATGGTGGCATTTTATGTATGTCAAATCAAACTTAACCGAATGGCCATTGACGATATGCATAGAAAATGGCGAGAAGCAGTCCGAAAATAGCTTGATACCTAAAAGGAGAAAACCATGAACAACATGATGCCAGGGGGTATGCCCCAAGGAAGTCAAAACAGCTTTATGCAACCGCAGCCTACGATGTATGGGCAAGGTTTTCCTGCTGTGCCCGGCGTCAGTGGGGTTCAGGCAGCGAGACCCAGGACGATTCCAGGCAGGATGATTTATTCACCTGATGAGATCATGCCGCAGGAAGTGCCGATGGATGGCAGCGTGAGTTTATTCCCGATGCACGACTGGAGTTGTGTGTATGGGAAGTGGTGGACCTCGAACGGGCAGATCCAGACGGTGAAGTTCGTTTTAGAGCAGCCGAAGAAACAAATTGACGAATCTTCTGTGAGTCTATCGGATATTTCGGAGAGGCTGAATAAAGTAGAGCGGTACCTTTTTAAGAATAAGCACAAGAATAACCGCCCCGCTGCACAGAATCAAAATGTGGTGGCGGAAGGGCCAAGGAGTGAAAATAATGGCTGAAAAGCTTGTACGATATTTAACTTTCCGATTATCTGACGAAGCGGTTCTGGCTAAAGAAACTCCTTTGGATTTCAAAGGGCTGATCGCCGGGTCTAAGGGTTATCTGAAAGTAAAGGTTTTGGCCAGGGATAGTTTTTCGAACTATGCTGCAGCTGTAGTGTATGCAGTAGGAGAGAAAACGTATCCTGTTCCGCTAAAAAACTGGCTTGCGGAAGTGCCAAATGCTGTTTCTGCGGCCAAACATTTTACCGTACGTGTGGTGCTGCAAAAGGATACGCAGCGAATCTTTACCAATGAAATCGAGGTGTATCAGAGTGGCAATTAGTTTGGACGAAGCCCTTGGGATGTCGTTGGCTGATGAAGCTGATGAAAGCATCCATGTCGACGTTAATACAAGACAAATCACGATCCCGGAGAGCCAGAAGCTGTTCGGTGTAGAAAGCGATGCCGATGTCGAAGTTAAGCACATTGTCATTGACGGACAGTATGCCGATGGCAATAGAGATTTGTCGAAGCTTGCGTGGCGAGTTATCTATCGCAATGCAAAAAAGGAGTCCAGCTACTACCTTATCCCATCTGTTGTTGCCAATGAAAACAGCATTGAGATGGATTGGCTGATCAAACGAAGTGTTGTGGCATACAAGGGTACAGTTGATTTCATCCTCTGCGCCTTTGCAACAACTTCTTCTGGGGAAGTTACGCCGGAATGGAACTCCACTCTGGGTCAGGGAATGGTCCTCGAGGGTCTAGAGACTTCTGAAATTGACATCGGCAAAGAATCTGTGGATGAGCTTTCAAAAATCCTATATGAAACTATCACAGCAAGGGATGCAGCAGCAAAGAGCGCGGCAGATGCTGACCGCACTGCCAACAGCATCAATGAGTCCGCGACACAGATTGCCGCGAACAAAGAGGCAGTCGGGCAGTTGAAGGAAGATGTGCAAAAATTGTCCAATGATGGACGAATCAATATAGAGGGAACTGACCATAACTATTATTTCGGTGGTGGTATCAATTATTCCGATTTAATTATATCAAATGTTACTTTTACGAAAGTTTTCCCAATCGAACCTGAAAAACGTATCACGTTATAAGTAGCGGAAATATGTGTACAATCGGATTCGCCAACGAGGAATATACAGAAGGTGGAAAACTGAGTGACAATGTAATAAAATCTGAACAAATTTTTGATTTTACAAATGATGGAAAATATGCGTTTCTCTACGTTTATTACAGCACGGGAAATAAGGAGAAACAAGGGGACTGTTTGCTTGAAGTATACACAAACATAGTCTTAAAAGAATTGCTCTATAAAAAAACAGCAGAAGATTACAATATATTAAATCAGTTTATATCAAGTGGTTTTGATAAGATTACCCCTGTTGATGAAAACATCAAAAAGGGATACTTTGTCAACAATAATGGTTCTCTTATTGCTAACGATAATAGCGATGCTCATACAGACATAAAAGTGCGTCGCGGCTATAAAATACGCATTAAAAATGCTTATTGTGCATATAGTAGAAGTATTTGTGCGTATAAGGAAAATGGAGATTATGTAAAAACTCTTGCAACGAATATGGGAGAATCAGTATTTAATGCTGAATTTGATGTTGATGACTATGATAAGATTTCTGTCACGTCTAAACCTAATGATGAAATAACGATTGAATATATTGGAATCGTACCAATTCAAGCGACTGATTTATTATGCGAAAGCATAGACGAAAGGAATGCGACATCAAATGGCACGGGAAATTATTATAATCCGCCCGCTTTTGTGCTCAATCAGGGTGAATTTACAGATGGCTATTTAGCAGGGCACTCGGTGTTCGAATCTACAACTTTATATTATAGCCCATATATCTCGGTACTTGATGAGCATGTTATTACATTGAAAAATGCGTTCGTGGGTGGATTTACAAAAGCCGTATTTTATGATGCTGATAAAAAATATATCGGACACGTGAAATCAGATGATAATTATTATACGGCGACGTATGAAGTTAGAATTCCATATAGAGCGCACTATATGCGTTTTAATGTGAATAAGGCAACTGATTTTAGTTTAGTTGGCGTAGAGTATACTCAAAAGATTGAACGCAATTATAAACCATTAAATCTTACAAACCGATGGTATTTGGATTCCTATGAAAAAATAGACCAATTATTCAAAAAAGTAACAGAAAAACCAATTTGTTGTATCATAGACGATGATTCACCTTCTGCTGAGGCTATGGAAACATTCGCGTCAGTAATGGAAAAAAATGGAGTTCAAGGTACAATCGCTTGTTTAACAGTCATAATGAATTCTCATCAAGACCTAAAATCAAAGTTGCTAGAGTTGGAACGGAGAGGGCATCAAATCGTATTACACGGCTATACGCAAAATGAGGCATATAAGACAGCAGTAAACGTTGGAGATGAGAATTACAAAATCGCCGAAGATGATTTTGTCCATGGCCTTCATGACCTTATTTCCTCCGGCTTCGTCAACTGCAAGTTCTGGGTCACACCTTATGGTGTATCGCAAAAGTGCTTACAACATCTCGCACAAAAATGGGGAATGGAATGTTTAATCACTACTGCAAAAAAAAGAATTTAACCGAACTGATGGAAAATTTGGTCGATATGAGATTCAACGAAGTGGACTGAATGCAGCAGACACTGGCGCACTATCGCAAGCAGAATTGATTGAACTTGCAGACAAATGTGCGATGGAAAATGGATGGCTGGATGTTTATACCTTACGAGCTGGATCGTTTAATCGCGTAAGGGAGGTGTTTAAGATGGACGAGTGGGCTAAAATGCTCATTACCGTCGTGTGCAGCGTCGTGGCCTCCGGCGGGTTCTGGAGTTATCTCCAAGCTCGGCGTGAAAAGAAAGATGCCAAGACGAAGCTGCTCTTGGGCCTGGCACATGATAGGATCATGTCCTTAGCTGCTCTATATACCACCCGTGGGTATATTACCCAGGATGAGTATGAGAATTTCCACGATTATCTATATGTACCGTATCATGATAGTAATGGAAACGGGACGGGAACTAAAGCTATGGCAGAAGTAGAGCGGCTGCCAATGCACGAACACCCATTGCATAAAGAGGAGGTTTGATGTAAAATGAGTAACAAGACCTATGATATTTGCAAGTGGATTGCACAGTATCTGCTGCCGGCTCTGGCAACGCTGTACTTTGCAGTGGCCCAGATCTGGGGCCTGCCGTATGGTGAGCAGATTGTGGGTACGATCACCGCGATTGACACCTTCCTGGGTGTGCTGCTGGGGATCAGTACCGCCAATTATAACAAGCAGATCGGGGCAGAAAAAGGCGAGTAAATGTAGGTAGTTTGTACTTTATTCCTACATTTAGCCGAGAAAAGGACGCAGTT